GCGTCAGTCCAGCCTTCAGCGCCATGCCTTCCTGCGCTGCTGCGGGGAACTGCTTGGTGATTCCGTCCAGCGCTTCGCCGATGGAACGAATCTGGAGATTCACAGATTCCATTTGCTGCTTGCGCAGCTGTTCCGTGGTCATGCGAGCGCCTTGCTGCTGAACCCCCATCATGCCTGCGTAGGCTGAGAGGTCCTGACCGGAGGATTGTCCCTGGGGTTGTTCAGTTGACGGAAATGGTTGCGGGCTGGTCATTGCCTTACTTCTTGCAACCGCGCTTTATCCCGCCGCTTTTCATCGGCGAGTTCAGCTTGGCGGACTTCTTGGCTCTCTTCATCGCCTTTTTCCTCGGCATGTGAACTCCGAGGTCTCTTGGTTCTTCCATCTCTAAAAACTGTGGGGGTCGAACTTGCGCCCGGCCCCCGCGCCTACCCGTCTCTGCGAAGGGGACCATCCCGAAGGATGCTCGTTCTACGCGGAGGTTGGGATGCTACTTCTTGCCGCGCCGCTTGCCGCCGTGCTTTTTGCCGCGCTTGTTGGCGACGGGACCGAAGTCGGTAAACATGGTGTTTTTCCTTTCCGCTCCCCAAAAAGAAAAAGGCGCTCCCGGTTTCCCGGAAGCGCCTTCGATTCCTCGCGGTTCGCTCTATGTTCTATTCAGATATAGACCCTATACGATTCCCTGTCAAGCACGCTGTTGGAATTGGCGCTTTTTTTTCTTCCCACTTCGCCGTACCGGACACCCCGCCTTGCGAAAAGTGGATCGTCAGCGCGCCCGTCTTCCGGCTCTCGCGGATCGACTTCAGGAACACGAACAGTTCGCGGAAGTGGACGAAATCGGAATCCGTCATCGGCTTGTCGCTATCGTGCTCCGCGTGCCGCCGTCCTTGCTTTTAAGACTGGGCGGAGTTTGATTTGAATTCGGCCTGCCGCGCCCCTGCCCCTGTTGAGGTTGGCCCGCCTGCATGTCTTCTTGCATGGCGTGCATCATCTCGGTCTCAACCTCGACCTTTTCGAACTCGGTGACAGCCACCTTGCCGCTTCGCATCAGAGGGAGTTCCCCGACGTTGAGGTTCAAGCCCTTGCCGATGGTGTGGTTGGAAACTGTGACGCCAGCCTTGCGCGCTTGCAGTAGGACCAGATTGCGGCCGATGCGCGATACCTGAGCCTGGCTGAACGGCTCGATCTCGTACGAGAGCTGGTCGATTGTCCAGCGCGTGCGCTCCCAGGTGGCGAACTGCGACGGCTGGCGTCTGTCTTCTCCGGGCAGGTGCGAAGGAATGATATTTCCAGGGTCGAAGTCGATGGACTCCTTCAGCGCGCCGTCTTCCCCGAGCACGTGGAAAACCTTGTCGGCTCCCCAAAACTGAAGCGCCATCGGGTAGAAAAGTTGGTCGAACTGAGATGTGACCTCTTCCCCGCCTCGGCAGATGTCCTGCACTACCGGGCCGGCCGCCTCCAGGATCTTTTCGATGCTGTCGGCGGAAGGAACCTGCTTCGCCTTGGCGACCGCCATCAGGTCTTTCACCACGGAGAGCTTGTCGAGTTCATCGTACAGCATCGTGATGACCTGAATGATCCACTGCGGAACGTCCCAGAAGGCGACTGGAAGCAATGGCGCTACTGGGTCGCCCATTCCAAGAGCGCCTTGAATCGTCTGTCCGGGGATGCGCGTGTTGATGCGCGCCATGGCCGCCGGGTCGATCACGTTGGGGTCGTACTTCAGGGGCGGCTGCAACCGGACGAGCACGCTGTCCACGATAGCCCGCCAAATCTGGTTGATAGCCTTCTGGATCTTCCAGGTATCGTGAATGATGGACGTTCCAAGGTAGTCCCATGGCTGGTCGTCGAACCGCAGGGGAACCAGCGGGACGCGCCCGTGCAGGTATGGAGAAGACCCGTCTTTCAGCACGCAGGTGTCGGTCCAGATTACCCGGCGCCGCAACGGAAACAGCCGGCAGTCCTCCGCCGTGGCTGTACGCAAAATGGGCTGGCCGCGCAGGTCGCGCAGGCCGCTGGCGATCTGCTTCCCGACGAAGGGGACCGTGTACTCCCAGGACGTGCCGGGATCTCCCATCGGGATGTCCTGCCCGGTATTGTTCACGGAGGGGTCCATGATGTAGGTGGTGTACACGTCCACGATGGGCATTTCGTGGCCGATGGACCGTTGGGGGGTAGCCAACACGCCCAGGACGCCGTTCTGCTGCGCCGTAGGGCGCCGTATGCGGTCCCAGAGCCTTCCCATCCAGCCCGAGAACGAGCGCGTCGGCACGATCACGCTGGCGAACTGCGGGTAGTTCGCCATGACGATGTGCAGGGGAATCGGCTCCGCGATGGTCACCGCGTATGCCTTCTGGAGGTCGTTGTCCTCCGTCAGCATGACCGGGTATACGGCGGCCGGCCCGCGCACCTTGACGGCGATCTCCCCGCGGCCCGGCGCGTAGAAGTTCGGGTCGAACCACGGTTCCAGGTACGAGGTTCCGAGCGCGCAGGTCCACTGGCAGGCTTTCCGGTACTTCCGGTCGGCGAAGGTCGAAGTCCACCAGTGAGACTTCATGCGGTTCAGCCGGTCCACGGACTGAATCATCTCCCGGTTCTTGGTGAGGGCCTGGCCGGTGGGCTTCAGGTTGGCTACCGTGGCCACCAAATTCCTGAAGTTCATCTTGATGCGGTTGATCGACAACGTGGAGTAGCCGGCCAGCTTGCCCGGAGAGTCGCCCGAAAGGATGTCGTAGGCGCGCGGGATCTCGTTCCAGGCCGTCTGCCCTTCCAGAAACGACTTCCCCGCCTCCAGCAGTTCCTTCATCTTCCCGAGGGTGGCGGTCTCGATCCCGTCCGCCCCGGTGAGAACCTTGAGGTAGTCGGGGGCCTGGTAGTTGTCTATCGTTGGCATTTAGGGGGCCTCAACTTGTCAAGTCTGTCTTTCCACCCAGGAACTATCCTGATCCCGTATTTACGGCATAATTCACGCTGGAGTTCGGACGGAAACGATGAAGACGTTATCCCCAGGGAACGTGGCTTCATAATTACAGTTTTGATCGTTGGCATCTTACGTCACCTCAAGTGCTTGGCTGACCGGAGTTTCTGGCGGCAGACCAAGACCCTCGCAAATCGAGTTCAGGTACGAAACCCGGTTGTTCCCGTCCACAATCGACTCATCGAGCGGAGCGTCTTTCGGAAACCCGAGGTACACGTTGACCATCTCGGACAGGGTGTATCCGTCCGCAGCGTATCGCTGAAGCTGGCCCTCCAAATCCTCCCACCCGTGGGCCTCGGTGTCGATGGTCCCGATGTCGTTAGGGCCATCGGGGTGCGAAGAATGCGGGCTGTGGCGAAGGTCTCCAGGATTATTGCGCACGGTTGGAATGGAGCCCGGCACTCCGAAGCCTTCGTTCCGCGCGATCAGTTCCGCTAGCCTGCTCATTTCCTCACTCGTCTTAAATCTCTGCCTAATGCCGGAATCAGGAACGTGAACAGCAAATCGGGACGAGCCATAACAAGTTCGTCCCAATCGGACTTCTCAACCTCAAGCTTTTCGGCAAAGAGGTTGGGGACGATTCCCGCCACCATGAATTCGTAGATGGCATCTTCAGCCGCCATTCGAGATCCAGCCGCTTCAACCACCATACGGAAAGTCAAATTGGCCGTCATTTCCGCACCTTTCCGCCGTCGCGGTTTCTTCCGTCGTCCCGATTGCTCGCGTTCTGGCTCAGCGCCTCAAAGTAGAAGTTGCCCCGGTACTTGGCGCGCGGCTTCGCATTGTTCTGGTCCATGGCGAACCGGGAGAAGTCCCGCATGTGGGGCCGCATGTGCTGCATCCGGGAACGCAGTTCGGAGCGGTTCGTGGCCGTCGTCCCTTCCGCCAGCATCTCCTTGCCGATTTGCGCCCGCTCGAATTTCTCGCGTTCCTCGCGGTCGATGGCTCGCTCGACGCCCCGGATCTCGAAAACGTTGCGAAGTTCGACGCGCTCATACTCGACGGGCTTGCGGGCGTCCGGTTGGGCTGGCACGGCGTACGTCCCGTCAGGCCGACGCCATACCACAAGCGGCTGCTGGAGTCCATCGTAGGAGTGCGGGCGCTTGCAAACGAAGATCCGCACCGCCTCCGCGCCGCACTCCGCGCACGGCTCAACGTCCTGCACTTGGGACGGGTGCCGGAACGCCTCGTACTGGTGGCCGGCGGGGCACTTCAGATCAACCATCGGCATTACAGTTCCACCTCTCCTTGGTCTGCGTACTGGCCGGGATGCCACAAGGGGGGCGAAAAGAACTCCCCCAGTTTCGGCGTGCCAGGTATGAGCACTTGGTTCTTCGGAACGAACAACGTCTGTTCCTCATCCCCGGCCATGGTTTCACGATACATCACCGGGCCGCCTTCTGCACGCTTTTGGCGAAGGTACGACGTGCTGGCCACCTTCCCGGTGAATTCCA